CACCACGAGGTTATTATGGTCAACCCTTATGACCTTAAACCCTACGAGAACAACGCTCGAACGCACTCTGACGAACAAGTTGAGCAGCTCACTAAAAGCATTACGCAGTTCGGCTTTAACAACCCTATTTTAGTCCAAGAGGATTTAACTGTCGTCGCCGGACACGGACGATTGATGGCGGCAAAAAAGTTGCAGCTCGAAAAAGTCCCCGTTATCAAACTCAAGCACCTCACTCCGGAGCAGGTGAAGGCGTATGTGCTCGCTGATAACAAATTGGCTTTGAACGCCGGATGGGATGATGAGATCCTCAAGTCAGAGCTTCTCGCAATCCAAGAAGCCGGGGAAGTTGATATGGAAGCCATAGGTTTTAGTGACGAGGAAATGAATTCTTTGCTCCACGGAATTGAGGATGACACTCCGGACTACCACAAGGACTTGCCAGAATACTCCAAGAAGATTGACACTCCCATCTATTCCCCGAAAGGCGACTGCCCGGACATCGCAACCTTGGTGGATAAGGAAAAGGTGGACGAGCTTATCAAAAAGATCTACGAGTCGGATGTCTCCGAGGAGGAAAAAAAGTTTCTGTTAGACGCTGCTCGGCGCCACATGGTTTTTGATTATCACGCCATCGCAGAGTATTATTGTCACGCGACTCCGGCGATGCAGGCTCTGATGGAGTCGTCTGCTTTGGTCATTATTGATTTCAATAAAGCCATCGAGGGTGGGTATGTATCCCTGTCGGAAAAGTTGCAGAACATCTACGCCGAGTCATACCCAGAGGAATCTCCCGATGATGAAGCATAATAACTTTGCAGCGTTCATCCTAACACACGGCAGAGCCGACCGGGTGTTTACTTACAACACTCTCCGGAAGTCCGGCTATACGGGGAGGATTGTCATCCTAGTGGATAATGAGGATAAGACCATTGATGCCTACAAGGACAAGTTCGGCGCCGAGGTTTATGTTTTTGATAAGTTAAAGGTTGCCGGACAGATTGACGAAGGGGACAACTTCCAAGACCGCCGAGCTATTATCTATGCCCGGAACGCATGCTTTGACATCGCGAAAGAGCTTGGGTTTAAATACTTTATTCAGCTGGATGACGATTATAATGATTTCCGGCATAAGATGAATTCCCAAAACGAATTCATTGATAGATCCGGGATGGTAAGGATGGACGATGTCCTTGACGCACTTCTTGATTACTACATCAGCATCCCGGCTTTGTCGATTGCGATGGGGCAAGGCGGGGATTACATCGGAGGGAAAGAAGGAGATGCTTGGATAAAGCCAAAGCGCAAGTGCATGAATAGTTTCATTTGCTCCACGGACAGACCTTTCAAATTCTTTGGTCGCGTGAATGAAGATGTTAATACATACGCCAACCTAGGATCTAGGGGCGGGTTGTTCATGAGCATTATGAAGGTTGCCTTGCAGCAATTACAGACTCAAACAAACTCCGGAGGCATGACAGAGATGTATCTTGACAGCGGGACTTATGTGAAAACATTTTACTCCGTTATGTATCAACCTTCGTCCGTTAAGGTTTCTGTATTGCGTGGAAAAGCAATTCGCATCCACCATCGAGTCTCTTGGAAAAACACAGTCCCTGTAATTCTCTCCGAGCGTTTTAAGAAAACAAGCTGATGCCAATCAGCCAGAAAGTATTATCGGAACGCTGGGAGCTTTCTGCCGGGAGGATCTCACAGCTAGTCTCTGAAGGGATGCCGCTGGATAGCGTAGAGGAAGCCGAGAAGTGGAGAGCTCAACGGCATCTCTCGACCGGGATACCGCCTTCAGACTTCAAAATTGATTCGGCGCCGTCTCCGGATTCGGAGCAGCCCATTGAGGTTGCAGACGCTGACGAAAAAGCTCCTGCTACTGTCCTTGAGACATTTGATTCCATCGTAGAGCGACAGCGAATCCTTGTCCAAATTTCGCGCAATCAATACATCAAAGCGGTGAAGTCTGGCTCACCCCAGCAGTCCCGGCTCTATGCTTCTTATGACAAGACTGTAAACACGCTTACGAAGCTCAAGGCAGAAGCCGACAGGCTTGCCCTAATGAACCGGGAATACATCCGGTCGTCTGACGCCACGGCTGCGATGCGTAAGCTTGCCGGGGATTTTGTGAACAGGTTAGAAAAGCTTGCTCTGGAAGTTGCCGAAGGTTGCAATCCGGACAACCCGGCAAAAGCGGTCAAGGTTTTGGAAGGATGGGTTCACCGAGTGCGCACGGATCTATCCAAAGATGAATAAGGAACAGTTGTTGACTATAGGGCGTGGCGTGATGCGTCCATCCCATTCCGGAGACATCGTAGAGTGGCTCGAAGCAAATGTGGAAGCCATACCGGACAGCCCGATGCCCGGGCCGTTTCGTTGTGAGCGCACTCCGTGGATTGGGGAAGCCCTGCGGATTGCCGCCGACCCAGAGACTAGGATGATGACAATCCTTGCCAGCATCCAATCCGGGAAATCATTATTTGCCCGGTTGTTTTCTTGCCATGTAATTGCTAACGCTCCCGGGCCGACTATGATTCTGCAAGCCACGGATGCGGAAGCAAAGGACTTCTCGATTCGCTACCTGCGTCCCGTTTGGAATAACTGCCCACCTGTTAAATCTGCTTTCAAGAGCGATGACATGGAACGCTCTACGACTACGGACTTTGACCGGATGACAATTTATTGTCGAGGGATCCATAACGAAACAAACCTGCAACGACTTTCTCTCCGCTATGTTATTGCGGACGAGTGCTGGATGGCGCCGCCCGGACACCTAGCGGAAGCAAGTGCGCGAGTGACCGCTTTTGGTTGGATGGGAAAGCGACTGTTCATGTCACAAGGCGGGGAAGATGGGCAAGAGTTTCATCAACTCCACGAACAGACGGATATGCGGGAATGGAACTTTTGTTGCCCGTCATGCTCTGCTATCCAGCCTTGGAAATGGGATCAAGTGAAGATTCCCTTGGATGCCAAGCAAGGCGAGGACTGGGACTTCATCCGTGTATCTAACACCACCACCTACGAGTGCGTTGCCTGCAAGACTCAACTCCCGGACAATAATGCAACTCGAGTTGAAGCCAATGCCAAAGGCAAATTCGTAGCCACCATCCCGGCAAGCAACGCAAGCTATGTCGGGCTTCATTGGAATAGTATGGCGACAATGAGCTGGGGTGAGCTAGCGGTTATGCTTATCAAGGCCAAGGAGTCCTTCGAGGAATATGGTGACGAGGAACCGCTTCGGATCTTCACGCAGAAGCGACTGGCTGAAAAGTTTGAAGAACAAGTCCACGAAGTTAAAACGGAAGCCACTCCCGGCGACTTCGTGATGGGCGCCGATTGGGAGCAGGAGGGAGGATTCGTCAAGGGACGACCTACCGCCTTCCACTTGCTTACCCCGGAGATGCGAACAGAACCGGACTTTGTCCGGATGAGGTTTATGGGAGTCGATGTGCAAAAGCGTGGTTTCTACTGGGTGATTCGCGGATGGTCTGGTGATGGTAGATCCCGGCTGGTGGACTGCGGGTATTGTTTTTCGTTTTCCCAGCTGGTAGAAACACACAAGCGGTATCAAGTCCACCCGGCTAATGTCTTTATCGACTCTGGCTACCAACCGGACGAAGTCCTTGCCGCTTGCGCCGCTAATGGGTGGGTTGCTACCCGAGGTGACCAGCGAAATGAGTTTTCGTGGCGGGTGAAAACCCCCGTTGGGGTAAAAACGGAGCTTCGTCCCTATTCTGCCCCGGTCGTCGAAGCCGTTGGACCAAAGCGGGTGAAGCGATTCTACTTTTCCAACCTTCGCCTCAAGGACATTCTTGCCGCCTTGATTAAGCGTGGCAGGCACATGATTCCAAAGGATGTAGGGGACGATTACCGGGAGCAGATGAAGTCCGAGAAGCGCACCATTGGAACCAACGGCAAGCCATTCTGGGAACGAATCGGGAACAAGGACAATCACTTATGGGACTGCGAAGTGATTTGTATCCTCCCGGCTCTGGCTTGGAGGTTGACCGGGAAGGCAGAGCAATTCTCGGAGGAACAACAGAAAGAAGAAAATCCACCGGACGTGGCTTGACATTAGATCCGTTCCGGGCATCGTCATAGGTGCGCTCTCTTTTTCCGGGCATGGTTTCTGGGAGTGGCACTCGGTTCCTCTGCTCATTATGAGTCAAGAGCCGAGCCTGCTTTGACTGCCGCGTAGGGTTATGGCTCGCGCGACAGGCTGTTTCCTCATTCTTTCCCAAGCTCGCGTTGAATCTATCGCGGACAAGGCAGCATCTTTGTTGGAACAGGGCAAGACGATGATGTCATATTCTGACTCCGGGACGATGGTGACCAAACAATTTCCGATGAGCATCCAGCAGACTCTCATCGAGTGTCGCTATGCTTTGCAAATCAAAGACCCCCAGCAGTATGGAGCCATTGACCGAGTGCGTGTTTACAATGGACTCTGGAACTTCCGTGGGCTTTAATCATCTATTATGTCCAAGCCGTCCTTGAAGAAAACTGTCCGCAAGGCAGTCCGCGATGTCAAAGCTTACGCCAAGCGTAAGGGTTTAAAGACGCGCGCTGACGGATTCGGTGGTGGTGGTTCCGGGATCTTCTCTCAATTCGAGGCGGCAAAATACTCCAACAAACGCTCTTGGATTAATACCCCTTGGCCGGCAGACCAAAAGAAGGTTATGACGACCTTCGACCGCCAAGAGCTGACGCGAAAGATGCGCTGGCTGGCGGTCAACTCCGGACTCATCCGGCAGATGATTTCGGACAATGTCATCTATTCCGTGGGAGATGGTATCAAACCCCAGCCTGCCTCCGGGGATGAAGTTTGGGATAGCGGCGCCGTTTCATATTTCCTCGACTGGGCTAACAAGCCTTGCGACATTACCGGGCGATTCAACTTCTGGGAGTGCCAGCAGCTGGCTTGCCGGAAAGTGGATGTAGATGGCGAAATCTTCGTCCTTAAAACCTATTCATCGGACAAGGTTGCCAAGATTCAGCTCATCGAATCTCACCGGGTCGGAGCTTCTGCGTCCGCAATCGGGATGGTCGAAGGGATGTATGACGGCATTATGTTCAATAAGTATGGTGCGGTGGTGGGCTACAATGTGATCCGTTCTGACGGAAGCACTCGCCTAGTCCCGTCCAATTCGATGCTGCATCTCCACCACCCGGAGAATGTGACTGGAGCCAGAGCATACTCGCCGCTTCAGCACTCGATTAATAACCTTATCGACATCCTCGAGATCCTTTCGTTGGAAAAGGTGGCGGTGAAAACCTCTGGTGACATTACCCGGACGATTACGCGCGAGAATCCGCAATTTGATGGAAGCACTTCCGACTTTGAAGCGTTTGGGATGCGTCCGCAGGATTACCCCAACGGAGTCTATGACAATCCGGAGCAGGTCGGCTCATTCATTGGTGGCAAGATTCTCTCCCTCGCTCCGGGTGAAAAGCTTGATTCCTTCCAGAGCCAACGCCCCAACGCCAGCTTTACCGGATTCATTGAGCACTTGCAGAAGGATTCAACTGCCGGAGTCTTGCCATATCAATTTACTGCCGACCCCAACGGCATTGGTGGTGCCGCTATTCGTCTTGTCGTATCCAAAGCGGAACGGCAGTTCGGCGCCAGACAGCACATGCTAATGACTCGATTCTTAACCCCCATTTGGGGGTATGTTATCGGCAACGCTATCGCGAATGGGGATCTACCCCCTAACGATAACTGGAATAGGGTCAACTGGGTCACTCCTCGCCGTGTGACTGTCGATGCCGGACGCGAAGCATCTGCCAACCAGAAAGACATCGCTATGGGACTCAAGACGCTTTCCGACCATTTCGCAGAGAATGGTATGGATCCCCGCGAGGAGATTCGGCGCCGAGCAGCTGACGCAAAACTTCTAGTGGACACCGCCAAAGAGTTTGATGTCCCGGTTTCAATGCTCTACCAGCCGTCCAATAACCCAACGGACATTGACCTAGCCCTGCACGAAAAAGACAACCCGCAACCGAAACAATCATTTACCCCCTTCCCGGACGAATCCAAATAACATTTTATGCGCAACTTATCCAAAGACTTCAAGGGACAGCGACCCCTTTTGATTCAGCCAGCACAGGCTGAAGCTTACCTCGAGCGTGTAAACGCGATGGAGCTTCCGATGGATGCCAAGATGTCGGATATGGGAGATATGCTCTCCGCTATCTTCGGCGCCAAGCCCACGCTGGAAAAGTTTCCCCCTTATGCCGTTATCCCGGTTAAGGGTGTCATCGGCAAGAATGTGTCGATGCTAGAATCACTTTGCGGTTGCTGCGACATAGAGGACATTGAGGAAATGCTGGAAGAGTGCGAACGCGACACATCCATCACCACCATCATCCTTGACATCGACAGTCCCGGCGGGACTTCCGTTGGTGTGCCAGAATTGGCAAACCGCATCAAGAATTGCTCAAAGGAAGTTATCTCATTCACCGCTAGCGAATGTTGCTCTGCCGCTTACTGGCTTGGCTCGCAGGCTTCGTCTTTCTATGCTACCCCTTCCTCGTCCGTAGGATCTATCGGCGTTTATATCGCTTTCCCGGATTGCTCGGAAGCTTTCAAGATGGAAGGCGTTAAGATGGATGTCATCAAGTCCGGACTCTACAAGGGGGCAGGAATCCCCGGCACCTCCTTGGATTCCAACCAGCGTAAGATGCTCCAGCAGGAAGTGGAAGACATCCACGCTGACTTCAAGGCTGCTGTGAAGGGTGTGCGCGAATTCGTAGAGGATTCCTCGATGGAAGGGCAGATGTTCTCCGGGAAGCGTGGGGCAGATGCCGGGCTAGTGACCTCAATCATCAATGGATTTGATGAGCTAATGGAATCGCTTAATGCAGATGTCGCAAAGCAGATGGAAGCTGACGAGGAAAACGATCAACGCCACGCCGTAGATCTTCTTGTCGGCGCCGAAGCAGAGGAAGCCGAAGGCGAGGAAGATGTAGATGCCCGGAGTGAAAGCGTGATTGCTTCTGCCCGTGCTCTTGAAGGTGTTAAGCTCGAAGCGGTCAAAAAGACCAAGAAAAAGAGCGAAGGTGACGAAGATGGTATCGAACCCCAGCCGGAAGGCAAGGGCGACCCCACCGACCCAGATGACCCCGACTATGACCCGGATGAAGACCCCACCCTCAAGGATCCCAAGGAAGATGCCGAAGCCGAGGACGACACCGGGGAAGATGCCGTTGAGACTGACTCGAAGCACGACAAGAAGGGTGTTAAAAAGAATCGCGCCAAGGGGGTTGCTTGACTGCCGCGTAGGTTCAACTCCCAAACCTCTGATGACTCTCGAAGAATCTCTGAAAGCACTTAAATCTGCTTTCACCTCCAAGTCCGGTGAAGCCGAAGCTCTCGCCAAGGAGATTTCGGAATTGAAGGCCAAGAATGACACGCTCGCCGCCGAGTATGTTGCTGTCACCGAAAAGCTCGAAGCCAACGCTGCTCTGATTGCTGAACGCGACTCCGCTTCCGCTAAAATTGAAGAGCTTACCAAAGCACTCGCCGCTTCCGAGGATCTCAAGAAGCAAGCCGCTACCCAAATTGAATCCGTGGGCAAGAAGTCTGCGAGCATCGCCGCTTCTGTTGGTGTTTCCCCGGTCGAAATCAGCGCTGCTGAAGCCGTCAACGCAAAGTCCCCGGACGAAGTCTGGAGCGAATACTGCGCTATGACGAACCCTGCCGAAAAGCTCGCTTTCTACAATAAGAATCGTGCTTCGATTGTTGCCCATCTGGGCATCAAGTAATTTTCCAAATCCTAATCTCCCAATATAATCCATGAGCAATAATGTTCTCAATCAAGGTTTGGCTCCGCAGTTCGTTGCGGCCGAAACCCTCCGCACCCTCGTTCCCGTCCTCGCGCCGTTGAACAAGATTGTCACCACCGACTTCTCGGCCTATGTTGCCGAAAAGGGACAGGTCGTCCACACCCGCTTCGCTAACTCGTTCACGGCTTCGACCTACGACCGTTCCACGGGCTTCGTTCCTTCGGATGCTGATGCTACCGATGTCGCTATCACGCT